ATCGAGTAAATCACCAAGTACCTGTGAATCACTCACATTGTTGGTTGTGAGCTGAACAGCGCGTATTTGTAAGGTTTTAGCATCTATACCAATATGTAATTTACGCCATTGGCGACGATATTCAGGCTGATGTTTTTTACGCTTCCATTCACCCTCACCTAAGAATTTCAGACCTGTAGAGTCAACGATTAGATATAGTCCATCACAACTTTTTTGATAGCTAATCACAATATCAATATGCTGTTGTCGTCTACAAATTGTAGTGTAGTCTGGCGCTATCCAATTTAACCCACAAAGATGGATGAGACTTTGAACAAAGCCAGTGACCATGCGTAAAGATAATCGAAAGAGAGATTTAATCATTAGGCAGCATTGGATAGCTGCGTCGGAGTAAGTTTGATTTCGTCCTTGTTTGCCTTTTGATGGGGCATACCATTGCGTAGCAGGATCAAACCAAATGGCAATATTTCCACGATTAATGAGAGCTCGGTTATATGAAGACCAATTGGTTGTGCGATAAATTTTTGGTGTCGACTTATTCATTTGAAAATTATATTGTGGAATAAGCCTTTAGAGATAGGTTTGTGCAACAAAGCCCTTTTCAACTGAAAAACACTATAATGGAAATAGACATCATATAGTAAGTTTAATATACGATAAATTTCATGTTTTTTCAAATCCTAATTAAAAGCCCACGATTAAGTGAGCTTTTAAAACAAATTGGTGCAACGCTTATAACTTTGTCCACTATATCAAAAATATGCCATAAAGCGTCTAGACAGTCAACAAGTCTAAATTATGCTTTTCTACTAATTGAGAAGCTTTTAAACGTTCAACGATTTTAATCATTAGATCATTGGCAGTTATAACGTCGATTCCTTCAAATGCTTTTAGTGTTAATTGCAATTTATTATTAATTACATTTGTAATTATTGATATTTTACCAAAATAATCAGGGTAGTATTTCAAAGTTTCATTAACTTTCTCCCGACTAACGCCTTCATATAGTTTTACAGTGTATGTTTTCATTTGAACCTCCATTTTGTCTTAATCTTTTATCATGACCTAATAAATAAAATCTAGCGCAACTCACCATAATTGCGACCTGAGCTTTAGATTGGTTTGTTTCTTGAGCAACCTTCAACAATCCTTTATTTTCAACCTTATTTTTAATTAAACAAATTAATGCAAACTTAGTTGTAAAATCTGTTTTATCAGAATTTAATAGACTTCGTAAAAGTGCTTGAATTTGATCCGCCTCATAATCACTGATCTCACATCGAATATAAGATTTACTTTTTTGTACTTCTTTGCCAGCTTCACGCATCAACCAGTAAATTTGATTGATATGAAGCCCATCTGGCAAATCACCCCCTTTCATTCTAACTGTTTCACACCATGCGCCAAACTGCTCTAACCAACCGTCAATAGTATATTTAGACCAATCCATTTGTTGTGTTTTTAAAACTGCACTCATTTTTCACCTACCAATTGCTCAATTTGTTTAATCGCCACGCCTGCTTTCACTTGCTCTGTGCTGAACCGTAAAACTGTAAAACCCATCATTGCTGCGGAGTTGTATTTCTCCATATCCCCTATATAGCCTTTGCCCCTTGTATGACGGCCTCCACTCCAGATACCCCCTTCAACCTCAACTAAAATCTTTGTACCCGTAATCAGAAAATCAGCTCTCCATTTGCGTTTTGGATGGAACTTATATTCCTGTTCAAAACCGATCTTGCATGCTCTTAAATGCGTTGCCAGAACCATTTCACCCACACTTGGTTGTCTGGCAACTTGCTTTGCTGAACGCCGCTTTTTATTTTTCTTTATCGGAAATAACTTGCGGTATTCAGCAATGCTGACTGATGACATCAAGCACCACCTTTGAGCACTTGCTCTATAGCTTTAAGGGTTCGAATCATTGCCATTTGTAGAAATTCATGATTGCCGCGCATGTCTTCTTCAACATACTGCAAAGCATATTGAGTCTCTTTTAATGCCCCATCTAAACGCTTTTGCAGCTCCTCCACTTTCGCTTGTTGTTCTTTTTGAATCTCCCAAGCCCACTTTCCAGATTTACCCTCAAACTCACTCATGGCTGGCTCCTTTTTCTGCATCACACATTTCACATTTATCTATATGCCCCCACCCATCATCTCGAATGAAGCCAAACCCCTTACAAGCCTTACATTTGACTTTCTTTTTCTCACCCACCAAGAAATATCGATCTTTCTGGTTGTAGGTAATATCAATAGAACCTGAGTAATAGCGCCTTAACGCCCCATCAATATGAAATTCGTGTGGACCTACACAAAACATCCCCCCCGAATCCCCGCCGCACTTTGTAAACCATGTGAAATATGCTTCTCTCCATTTCACATAACGGCCAGACAGATGAGGAGTCAACAATTCAATTAAACGTGCTCTAAGCATCTCCATGCTTGCTGACATATCTCCATAGTGATATTCAAGATCGTAGCTATACTCGCCTGTGTTATATCTAGTTGGCATGAGATTCACCGCCTCCGTATATTGATTCGTGGTCGCGGATAGCAGTCATCACACGCTTAATTGAAATGGAACCATCTGGAATGAAGTCGCAAAAATCATCAAGAAAGCTCAATCTCCCATTTCCCACCATGCGAACATGCGTGTAACCAACATGCTTATCTGTCGTAATGAATGCAGGCGTTAGCTTCTCAACTCCACCTAAATCGTTGATGATTTTCAAAGACTCCACCAGACGTTTAAGCTCAACCAAATCTACAAAATACTTCTCACGATCTGCTGGGCTGATTTCTACACTTTGACCACATTGGAACTCATAACCCTCGTTCCATTCAGTTGCGTTATCGGGTGCTGAATCTACGATTTCCTTCGCGTATTGCAGTCCTTTATCTCTAATCAATTTAGTTGCTTTCATGGCTGGCTCCTTTCTCATCAAGCTCTTTACGCGCCAACCACCACCAAACCACCGCACCGCTAATAGCTGCTGTAAAAAATGAAATGAGTAAACCCCACGCTAAAATCTCGAATTTATTCATACATTCGCTCCATCAATTAACTGCTGAATATTTCTAGGGATTGGCATACCTTCACGGCGGCACATCTCTGCGTATTCGTGTGGATTATCGAAAGGATCAGGGCCCAACTCTTTTATAAGCTCAGGCTCTTTTTCTTTTGCCTCAAGTTTTTGAACTGGTGCAGGTTTACGACCATTGATTTTTAATCTTTCCATCAATGATTTGAGATGCTTTTGAGCCTCGTCATTGCTTACTGGGGTGTGTTCAGGTTCTTTATGCTCTAGTTGTAGCGGTGGAGTGTAAAACTCTTGCTGACGGCCTTTTAACTGAGCTTTAGCAACCATCACGTTGTAGGTCCCGAAGAAATTATCTTGAGCTGCTCGCATTTGGCCGGCTTCGATCAAATACATCACTTCGTCTAATGCATATTTTGTAATTTGTGTAATAACCACGGTACGGTCAGTCGTAAACTTACATGCGCGAGACCAAGCTTCTTCTGGAGACATCCAACTTTCACCGATACACCAGGTGCGAAACTCGGCAAATGACGGCATAAAGCGTCCACCTGCTGTAAGTAAACGACCAAGTGCGTTGTTAAATTGGTTTTGTTGAACGCCAACCAGTGTTTTAAGTGCGATTTGCTCAACCACTGACAGAGGAATTGCACTTTCGCCTGTTGCTGGAAATTGCTTATTGAACTGAGCAGCGTAAACAGTGCGAAGAGAAGCGATTAATTGACGCACTTCGTTCAAGGTAATCTCATGCATGACCTACCTCCTCAATCATTGGAAGCTTTTTTGCTGGGGTTACATCCACGATTTGAGATTCGCTCTGTTCTTCAAAAAGATTAGCGAAGTAACCCGACTCTTCTGGTTTTTGACCGGTTGAAGTGATTTGCTCTTGTTTCTTGCGGTTTGCAGCAACTTGTTTCTCGTTGTTTTGAACCCAAGAGAACCACTTAACCAACCAGATGCTTGGTGTATTCAACGAACTTGATTCGTTTGCAAAGTACCAGTCACCGAAATTTTGAATCATGGTTCTCAAGTCGATTTCAGGTACAGAAACAAATCTTTGTTGAGCAAGAGAAATGAAATCGTATTGAAACTCGCTGTATTCAGAAATGAATTCACGCATTGAGTAACGCTTGTGATCATCG